GTTCTGACAACTACCTCAAACTTGCAACTAAATAGTTCGAGCCTGGTCTCATATAATACTAATAAGAATATATCAAGATTTTCAACTATCATGGTAGGTAGTCTCAAGAACAGAATGGTAGACGTAATATAGTGAGATAACTCATGTATTATTAAAGCAGGAATACACAAGTAGGATTTTATGAAGAGTAGAGTGAATCGAATCTTCTTCAAATTACCCAATGCATCATTTCTTATTAATAACATCAGAGCTTGAAATCCAGTGTGCTTCGTCATGATTCAGTCTCTTTGTATAAGCCTACAAACCCTGCAGTTTTAAGCTGTTCGTCTATATTACCATTATCATCTCTTGACTCACCAATAGTATGATTTAGGTAAAACTGTAGATATTCCTTAGTTAATTCAGTCTGAAGTTCTTTACCATCGAATAAATCATCTATATTTATGCTGGTGGGCTATGTATTTCAATAGCATGTAATATGAGAGCTAGCATTTGCTTTGTGGGAATGTACATAACTAAATCAGGTTGATCAGTCATTGATTTGCGATATTTATCAAGATCGTGTACAAGTATTATTGACTTAGTTTCAATATCTACGAGTATACTTCTACTAGTTGATTCAAATACAAACCGTAGCTCATCTTCAGAGAGATTATTATCTAAGTATTGATGATTGATTTGATCTATTAGATTATGCACATCTTGCTCTTCTATTGAGTCGCTGAACTTAACAAATATTCTAGTCATTTGTATTATATGGTGATGAGTCCTTCTTAGACTATTTCGATTTACAATCGAAAAGTCTAACTCCGTCCCCAATAGCTTATTAATAAAGCATAAGAGTTATAAAATATGGTTACTTATCAGTATTGTCAGTAGTACTATTAATCCATGTCAGTGTTGATGATGGTGATTCCGGTTATTGATCGAAGATCAAAACCGTAAAGGAGTCATATTCATAAAAAATATGGTTAATTATTCACAAATACAACGTATAGATCCTTCAGTTATACTTATGTTTACCCCTTATATATACTAGTCTATTAAATAGTCTATATTTGGGTTGAGGCTAAGTCATGGAAGGAGGGATTTGATTTGAGGGTTGGAGATTTTGGGTTGAATGTGTTACATAATAATACTAACACACATCAACACACCTCAACACTCTTTCCTACTCCAAACAACACTAATCCCCCAAACAACAACCATCAAAACACCCCATGATAACAGGTTTAAATCCCCAAATATATACTTACACCATTGTGATAAGAATATTAGTAATATAGCTTGTATAAATAAACATCGCGGTAATAATAGTTTAACTTGCTTCATGGTATTTGCGTATTTTACCAATGGAATGACAGCTAGTACCTTTGCACCAGCTGTCTAATCCATCGAATTAAGTAGACTATAACTCATATTATACCGTCCCTCAACGGCTAATGAGGAATAGACTACTTGATTTATGATGAGTTGCTTCGTACCTTATTCATAGCCTAAAGGAGAAGCGTTATTGTTCTGTGAGAACCTTACAATACAATCGATATACATGTGTGCTGATCGGTATAATGGAGCAATACGTACTCGTGTTGACAGATATAGGTTGAGCAGCACATCGTTGTTGTGTGACCGATATATAAATCTAATAAAGAAGTATGATTAGCTATCTAAGATGAGTATGATGTCATGGTTCATGTAATATCTAGGATGGATTTAGTATCATGGTTCATCTAGTGACCGTTAAAAAAGAGAAGCCATGCAACCCGTTAGGACTGCATGACTTAATCTTTTAACCAAAAACTAACCTAAAAACATAAACACTTAAATATTAACAAATGACTTCACTTTGTAATAATAGTAGCTCTTCATAACTCAAGAACTCAGAGATCATGTCTAACCATGTCTCTATCATAGTTGAGCAGGAATAACTTTTATTATTCTTGTTGTTCCGCCATCTGTTTGCTCTTTCTCCTCCATTACCTCATGTTTACCAGCAACCTCATTGATTAGTTTCATAGCTGCGCTTACTGATAGTAATGACAACTTATTAGCTAAACTTGGGTTAGTAGATTTTAATGCTTCAATAGCACTCTTAACAATCTTAATCTCTTTAAATCTTAAAAGATTGGTATTCATAACTCTTTGTATTATATGGTTCGTTAATGAGCCGCACGATTTGTACGATCCTTATTATACTTCTAAGTCCAAGTTTTACCTTTGAGAATATCACCTATGGTTTGTTTACCACAATTGTATTCTTCAGCTAACTTGGAATGAGAAATGTTTTCTTTTTTATATCGTTCTCTAATCTCACTTGCTAACTGCTTATTAAGTACAGTCTTCATCAATCCAGAATCATAAGCATGCCTTATGTTACCAGATTTATTAGTGCATTCAAGATTAGAAAGATTATTATTAGTAGGGTCACCATCTAAATGATTGACTTCACAAGATGGATCAAAATCATCACAATAACACTCTGCTACTAATCTACTAATGTAAAACTTTGAAGCTTTACCATTAAAACATAGATTTATTACACTTCTCTTATGTGTTGATTTCTTTTGTTCAACTAAGAGTATTTTAAGATATTTCTTAGTCTTGTTGTTAAATACTTCACCTGTTTCAGTGATAAAGTACTTAGTGTCTCTGAATTGTTTCATAGTGTTTTTATCACATTATCTTCAATCACCTGTTAGGTGAACGTCTATTCTGTAAAAAAGAAGGGTTACAGAGCCCGAAGACCCTGTAACCGTTCAATCATCTTAAGCTTCGAAAGTAGCAGCTTCATTAATACTAGCATCAATGCGTTGTTGAATCGCAATGTACTCATCAGAGTGAGCGCTCTTCAACTGTTCATCGGTCATAGTATCAATCTTAGCCATTTCCGCTTCATGACTTTCCATTGTTAATGCAATCTTTCTTTGCGCAACTTTAGCCATTCGCTGTCTCTTTAGCTTAGCAAGTTCTTCAATTCCAGTAGTAGCAGCCTCTGCAGCTTCGATCTTTGCATCCATATCTTCGAAAGAATCCTGACCAATACCATTCTTAACTTCATGACGAGTTCTGAACCCTCTGTTGTGCTTGAATGTAGGTCTGGTGGTTACTCCGAATACATCTTCTAATGGTTGATTCTGTGGATCCAACAATGTTACTGGAACACCAGGAGCTAAGAAGTAACCAAAAGTCACCTTACTGACAGATTTACCTAAAGCTTTAGTTGACGCCTCATCGGTGTACAATTCTTTCACCTTAGCAACTCTCTCAACAGAAGAATCAATGTTTTCGAAATCCGCTTTGGAAACTTCTATTCTTACTTGACCTGTTACTGGTTTACCTGTGAAAATACAAGTACCACTAACTGGTGCAGAGTAAAGAAATGCGTTACCGTAGCCTGCAGAAATAGGATCAAAGTTCTCTTGAATACCTGAAAGGTTAATGTGGTTCCACTTTCCTGCAACCTCATCATTTTTCCAGTCATTCTGATTTCCTGCGTTTTCTAATACTTTCAAATCACCTTCACTTAAATAGTCCTCGATCTTTCCTTTAGCATATGCTAATCCAGTACTTGCGTACCGTTCTGGCATGTTAGCTGTTCCGTCAGGATTGACGTACTTAGCAGTGGTTTCTTTGACCCAATCCATTAGTTTCTCAGGTACCGCTCTACGAGCAGTTCTAGTGATTACTAATGCGAAAACAGTCGCTAAATCAAGAATGAAGTCTACAGCTGTTCCAGCCTTTGTACCGTGAATTAATGAAATCTTTTTCATGTTAAAACTTTTTAATGATTGAATAATGTGTTAATAATAAAAATCTTGTGTGGTTTCCCACATAAGAATGTAGTAAGAGAACAATGAATGTTACATCCTACTACATACTTATTCTTAGACAAGAACAAGACATGTATTACTATCATTAAAGTTAGAACATGTACTGTAGTGAGACCTCTGTACAACACAAGTCAAGTCTTGATAACAAATATTATCACGTGATAATAAATGCTAAGAAAAACTATGACGGGGTATAACAAAAATCTCAATTATACAGGGGGTTGAATATGTGGTACGAACAGCTTTTTACAAATAAACGTACATAAAACGACCCCCATTTAATATATTATTCGTATATTTACATTATGAAAATATACACGATATTTAACACAACAAATAGAAAAATGTATGTCGGTTCTACTATAAATCTCAAGAAGAGATGGTATAATCATAAAAGAGAGTTGAATAAGAATATACATAAAAATCAATACTTACAAAACTCATGGAATAAACATGGAGAAGATTCTTTTGTATTTATGGTAGTAGAAAACATTAAACAGGGTGATGATATATTAAAAAGAGAAGCATATTGGATTAATAAGTTCGATTCTTTCAATAATGGATATAACCTAGTAGAAGATCCTTCAACAGGTGATCCTAAAGCTTTATATGAAATAGATCCTAAAACAATGACTATAACAAGAGAGATACCTCATATTATTGATAATCATATGAGACATGTAGCTCATAATTATTCAACAACACAAAGTAGTAATAATTATTATACAAAAGATGGATTAATATATTGTTATCAAGAAGATTATGATAAGAAAAGAATAGTTAAAATATATAGCAGTAAGAAAAATGGATCTAAGATAGTATATCAGTTTACAAAAGAAGATATACTAATAAAGCAATATAAATCATGTACAGAAGCAGCTGAATCTATTTATACAGATCAATCGAAGCTTACACATGTAATAAAAAGAATATCTGCATGCTGTAGAGGTGAAAAGAAAACATACAAAGGATTCAAATGGTCGTATAATAACACTATTTAACTAACCCGGGGTATTTTTTTTACAATATTTACGTGCGGGGTTGTTTATATAAAATATATTTAGTATCTTCGTCCTTGTCGCTTATTTAGTTACGTTCAACACGTTTAAAAACATAATATATAATGACATCTGTAATACATTATTGTAGTATACAAAAGCAAACTATTATATCTCATAAGACTACCATATGTAACTTTACTGAATGTGAAGGATGTATGGCGTATTTAAAGAGGGAAAGATATACGATGGGATTATTGGAATCATTAAGAACAGGTAGTAATAAGATAACAATAGATATAACATGAGATTAATAAGAACAGCAGGAGGTATTAAGCTCAGGAAGACTATACGTAAATCATTAACTAAAACTATTAGTTCTGGCGAAATGAAGGTTAGAACTTGGTTAGTAAGTAATCAGAAGGTATTTGAGGAACAGAAAGAAATACCTGGTATGGTTAATCCAATTACTAATAAGAATCTAAAAATAGATTTCTTAGTTACTACTGAAATTGGATATATTGCAATAGAGTTTGATGGTTCGCAACATACATCTCCTTTTAGTGATTATCATCCTGATATGAAGAGTTTTAGAAAACAGAGGATTCGTGATAAAGCTAAAAACTCGTTCTGCAAGGAGAATAGTATAAAGATGTTACGTATAAGTTATAAACAGAAAGATAGAATCAACAGAATATTAAGCGATTACTTCAACAATATATCTAATGGAAATAAAAGCAAGATTAAAAAAAGCTGTAATGTTCTTCAATCACGTGAAGGAGAAAGTGAACAAATACAAGATCCTGTCGAATGAAGGTAATAAAGATAGTTGGCAGGATTTAGAGATTGTTACTTCTATTACTGAGTTCGATTTCTATAGAAGTTATCTTAGTATAAAAGGAGGACTATCTCAGTTTGCACATGGAGGTAAACCTATAACTAAAATAAATATAGATTATATGGCTCTTATAATGTGTCAACCTTTAGAGTTCACTTTACCTGCGATGTCTAAGAGTAATATACAGACTAGATTAGCAGCTGAATTGAACAAGACACCTAAATCAGCTTATAGTGCTATAAATCGATTGAAGTCTCTAGGATATTTAGTAGTGACAGAAGATGGATTGATAGAACCTAATCGTGAACTCCAGCAGTTACGAAATGTAACTAAGTCACACTTAAGTATACAAGACGGATTTCCAATAGCATACACGCTAGAATTCATAGTAAGTAATAATGAAAAACATATTCGGGAAGGATAATAGACGATATTATGATCATACAATAGAACAGATAATATCCGATATTGTACAGGAGACTGGTCATGATGAATATCAAGTATCAGGAGCAATAGGTCATTTCTTTGACTGGCAATGGAGATCATTAAATAAAGCTGAATATATTCAGTATAGATGGTATAGATTCGGTAAGATATGTTGGTTCAATAATCAATTTCAAACCAATAATAATCTATCAGATGATGATCTCAAGAAATATTACGAATGGATTAACAATAAAACTACAAAGGATAAGAATCATTCAGACATATATAAGAATGAAATACTCAATAATATAGATATAGACGAATCCAAGAAACCAGTTATTAATAATATATGTTCTGAATTCAGTCCAGAAGACTATAGAGAGTATAAAAAGTCTATACCGAAAGCTAAGAGGAGTAAGCTTCCTAAGTATGCTTGGTATAATAAACCTTCTAATACAGGAGGATGGAACACGCTTATAATGAATCGATCAACGGTCGATCAACTAAATCAAACTTATAACTCATTAATAGAATGGCGAAAGAAACACCAACTAAGTCAAAACTAAGAAGGGGATCCTCAGCAATCAAAAGAAGCGATAGATTAGCTAAAGCTTCTGAATCATCACCATCATTAAGTGATGAACAGCTAAATCTGGTTAAGGATCAGCAAGAACGTATTGATGAATATAATCAAGAAGAAATACATATTATCGATCCTTTCTTTAAAACCTTACAGTTAGGTAGTCAATATCTAGTTATCAGATTATTCAAAGAGAACTATATTAAATATATAGATGAGTCGAATCCTGATGACATTCAATTAGATGCTTGGCATCGACAAATCGATGCTAGAGAAAGAACAGCAGATGTTCCTAAGTATGTAAGTACTCCTTTTCCTTATTTAGAACAAGGTGTTATAACAGCTATATCACCTGAACTTCAATTATCTTATCATAAGATGAAAGAGGAAATGGCTAAGTATGACAAAGAAGCAGCTGATTCAATAGACGTACCTAAAGTAGGTGATGTGATTAGAATCAAGGCTAGAACTTCTGTTTGGTTTAAAGAGCATAGATATTATATAGATAAACAAACACAATGTTTAGATTTCGTTAGAAATCAAACAGAGTTAAGGTTGAATAACTTTCAACATTATTTCCTAATGGAGTCTCATGATATTGAAGGTATCGTAAAGGAGACAAGTGAGAATGTATAGTTAAAACAGTAAAAATGAATATTATTACTATTGAACCAGGTGTTAAATACGCATTAGTAAAATACACCTTTGACCAAGAGAAAATGCAAGCGGTACCTATGATTGAAGATGGTACTGTAGTAAGTATTAAAGACGAGCTAGATCTTTCTAAGGTTTTAGAAATCAATTTCTGTAGATCAGAAAGAGTAGAACCTGATATTAAGATACTATCTAATAGCGGTAAAGTAGATGATAAGACTAATGTTGAAATATGGGTTGATTCAGAAGGCGCTGAATATCCTGTAGATTCTGATAAGATTAGTAAAGTGCCCGTAGTTTATAATGAAGAAGAGAAGTATTATTATCCTAATACTCCTAGTAATTCAGCTGCTAATATCAAACTAGAAGAATCTAATGTATATGATGATTCTGAGAATGGTAAGGTAATGTTAATGATTATCTCCGATAAGAAGAAAGAAGCTATTGATGGTATAACTCATGAAGATTTAATAAGATTGATCATCACTGATTTATCTTTCAAAGTAGGATCGCCTGCTAACGAGAATATAGTAGAAGCGATTAAGAAGCTTAAAGAAGCTTCAATGTGGATTTATTCAAACTAAATAAAGTATGTCAAGCACACAACAAGAATTCACCGGTAATGCTAATACTAGTAGTGATTCTAAAATTACAACCAAACCTACTAAGTCTACAAAAGCAATGAATAGTTCTAAAAGAAGATCTAATAGTAGATCTAGACGTAAGAAGTCAGTCGCTAGTACTAGATTTGCTAAGATGACTAAACCTGATATGGAACAGCATATCAAATCGTTAGAAGTTGAAATAGAAAGGGTATCAAATATTGTTACTAATCTACAAAATGAGACCGTACCTAAAGTAAAGTTGAAGAATGAAACCATCATGGAGAGATTAAGATGGTGGTATAATGACTTAAGCATTACTGAAAGACGAATTGCTCATGTAGTAGGCGTGATACTAACTATTGCTGCAGCAATAGGCGTATTTGCTGGTAGTAAGTGGTTCGGTCAATGGCTATCTGGTGACTCAATCCAATCTGTAATCATACCTGCAATCTTAGCAGCAATATCATCGTTAACAGGTTTAACACTTCAAGCTCGTAGCTTAAAGCAACCACAAAAGCAATAGAATATGAGTGTTCCATTCCTCTTGATACAATTATTAATATTGCTATACTCGGTTGGTAGATCTATTACATATCTAAGTACTAACACTTTAGTATGGATTAATAGTATCTTTTACAACAGAGGTTTAGTAGTTAGTAAGAAATCTAAACCTGTAGATGCAGATATACATGATGATGATATAAAGAAAACGTGGTGGGGACCTAGAAGTGTGAAGATTCCTACTTTCAAGAGGGGTGGTTCATTTCTATCTAGAATAGTACCAGATGTTCATGAATTAGGTAGGGTAATAATGCATGTAGTATTCTCATTTATAATAGCTTTATTATTCGAGAGAACTGTATCTTATTCAAGTTTTATATTAGTATTTATATCATCACTCGTATTATTAATAGGATCATCCTGGTTATTAACTAAGGTGATATTGAATAGATTTAGTAAAACAAGTAAGAAGATATTATCTACAGGGGCTATATTAGTATATGTAGTTATAATGGCTTTATTTATAGTAAATAAAGAAGGTATAGTTATACAATCAAATAATAGAGTTAATGAAATTAATCAACAGTTAGTAGAGAAGAAGAAAATAGAAGAAGAGAAAAGGAAAGCCATACTACAAGTAGAAGACGTACATAGAGAGCGTTTAAGACAATATAGAGATTCTATAAAGCTATGGACATCTCAGATAGATTATACGAGATCAGATGTACTAAATGCTATTGACAGATTAGATAATCTATCAAAGAAGTATTCAGATGCTGAAATAAGAGTGGAATCTTATGATAACGTCTCCGATATCAAGAAGTATCTTGATTCTGTAAACAAGAAGGAGGTCAAGTTTATGCAAGACCTATTCGAAAAAGAAAAACAACTTATAAATGAAAAAGGCTTTTAGTATATTAATAATGTTATCAATACCTATCTTTATATTCGCTCAAGCTACTTATGGTGAACTCGAACAGAAGATTGTTGATTTGAATAAGGATATTAATACTTGCGTTAATGATTCAAAACTATTGATAAATAAGAATCTTAAATATGATAAGATCATATCAACTTTAGAGAAAAGCTCTCTAGAACAAGATTCAATAATAATAGCTAAAGAACAGATATCTAACTCATTAAGAAATGAGCTAAGAACTCAAGACGAAGCTTTCGGTAGTATTAATAACGAGTATAGATTAGTAAGTAGTAAATATTTCAAAGAAGTAAAAAGAAAGAAGAGGTGGAGAACATTGACAATAGTAGGTGTTCCTGTTACTGTAGCAGCTACATTAGTTACTGTGGCTATTCTTAAATAGTAAAACATTAGAGTATGAATATCGCAGGATACGACATAACTACAAAGAATATAAAATCATTCATAAGGGGCAATACCAATAAAGTCCTTAGTGATGCAAATCTTTCTCCTCTTCAGGCTTTTCAAGTTTCCCAGGTAGAACTTAGAGCGGTACTATGCGGACAATGTTTAATAGCTGGTAAATGCAATCAAGCTCTACCAGGAGGTATACCTTGTCAATGTAAGACGCCTAATATGTTTTACGACCCTCTTAAAGAAGACAGTATGCGTAGATGGGGTAGAATGATATCTACTAAAGAAGAGTGGGATCTGTTCATAGCAGAGTTTGAAGCATCAAAGTATGAGCATTTACATGAATACTATTCATTGTACTATCAGACTAATTATACATGGCAGCAGCCTCTAAATAATAATGATATTGTTATAGGTGAACCAGGTGCTGTATCTGATTTGCAAGAAATGGCAAACGCTGCTTATAGTAATGCTTATTCTTGGGACTTAAGTATGGATGTAACGCAATATGATTTTAAGCAGATTGCATCTGACACTCCTGTTAAGCACACTTTTATAATACCCAATACAACTAATACTCCTATTAAAATAGAGAAAGTAATAACTAGTTGTAGTTGTACAGCACCTTCTTATAGTACTGAATTAGCAGATGTTAATCAGAATATACAGATAGAGATAGAATATAGTCCCTTAAATAATAAGGGTGATTTCTACAAAACAAGTACAGTAGTATTTAAAGCTGAAGATAATAGTATAAATATATCAAATCTGGTATTAGCAGTTAGAGGTAAAGCAGTATAATATTAAAAACATCAACAATGATACATTCACATTTAAAAGATGTGTTCGATACCAACGGAAAGTTATTGAGTGCTAATCAGGATTTGCAGTTGTTTTCTGTGAACTTTAGCAACTACTACGATACATTAATAATGAGTAAAGTAGTATATTATCAAACACCGTATGGTAATCAGATAGATGAAGTTGATAAACCATTCGTATGTATATCTTATATAGGTACTTTTGATAAACTTAATATAGTTAGTAAAAGACTTAGGAATGAACTCATAAAGATATGCGAACCTTATGACATCAAAACAAAAGATGTCAAAATAAGCGTACAGGAGATAATGAATGGTGTATCTATACTAGTAAAAACAGAAGCTACAGTAGAAGAAGTACATTTAGTATATGCTGAGCATAATCAGAAGAGTAGTTATAACAACGAAATGTATCCTATATCATACAAGTACAATATATTAATATGAGAATTACATTATTCAGATTCTTAGATAATGGTAATGAGAGTATCGGATTAGTATTTATAAATGGTAGATTCGAATGCTTCAGCTTAGAAGATAGTAATAATCCAAAAGAAGGTAAACCAAGAATACCCGAAGGATCATATATATTATCATATAAGAAAACTGTAACACCTCTTACTATATTATATAAGACTAAATATAAATGGTTTAAGAAACATCTTGAGTTGAAGGCTGTTAAAAACTATAGTGATATATACATACATATAGGTAATGATGATGAAGATACTAGAGGATGTATATTGATAGGATCTAGCGTATCTACTTCAGGTAGCGGTGATGTTATCATAGAGAAATCAGAAGCAGCATATAAATCATTCTATGATAGAGTATCTAAGAGAGTAGAAGATAAGAATGATGTTATAATAACTATTATCGATATGGATAAAATGTACCAGTCGAGTTTTGATGAAGAATCTGAGATAGCATGAGGGATAGATTATTTACAATAATAGATGGAGAACCTGTAATAACACCTCCATTGGTTAATATACCTGCTGGATGTACTATATATATTGCATGTGTGATTATAGATCTGATTATTTTGAGCTGAGAGATAAGAAAGTAGTATTATGTAGAGAGTTATTTGACAATGGTCAATACAAAATACCAACGAAAGTAATAGCTTGTATGGAAGAGTACAAGGATCGAAATTGCCCAGCAGAGCAGAGATCTTTGGAAAGCGCTATTAGTAATGCTAGAAATATAGACAACTCACTAGCGAAGATCTATCAAGATTCTAAGCAAATGGAAGATGTTCTTAGAATGTTAGATGATCAAATAGATAAGCAAACAGATCCGTTAGTGAAAGTCGAATTATTAAAAGAGAAGTTAACTCTCCAAGAGAGGCACATGAACTTATTGAAAGTTGGATCCGAGTTAGGACCTAAGATTCAGAAGTCTGTTGAAGCTATTGTAGCTCTACGAGAAATAGTAGAGAAAGCAATGCTGAAGATTGAAGATAATCCTGACAAGGTGGAAAACTATATAGTAGATGAGTTTATCGCACTGCGAGATAGCGGTGATTTTAACATAGAAAATGAATTATAATGAGTACAGAAAAAGCTATTGAAGAGACCGAAATAACTGAAGATCAGCTGAAAGAAGCTGTTGTTAACGATCCCGAATTAGAAGGGATGATACAAGGATTTCCTGCTTCTGATAAGAATGAAGCATATCCTGATATGACTGTTGAGTTCAGAGAATCTGAAACAGCACATGGTTTGAGACCACCTATACCACCTGGTACTAGTAACTTCGAAGAGCAACTCCAAGATACCATACAATTAGCATCATGTTCTTGGGAAGATCACTGGTGTCCTACAGTTGTAAAGATACTAGAGAAATATTCTCCTGTTTGTTTAGATATAGAAGAAGAGAATAGAGATGATTATATGCTAGCAAGTTGTTCTAGTAAGAAGTGTATGCGAGCAAAACCTCTAATGGATAACAAGATTCACATTCCTTTTCTAATGAGTTACTTTGGTGTAAAAGAAGGATGGAAAGAAGTATGTGATTTTGTAAGAGATGATGAATGTATAGAGTTCGCAGTACTTGTAGCTAAGTTTTGTAAAGCACAAGGATTTAAAGTAAGAAAAGATAGGGACTTTATCGACGGAGAAGGGGTTGGATTTTACAGAAGATATACAGAGCGATTGGAACGTTGTATGGAGAAATGCTTCGATGCTAAATATTTCTTTGCTGAGGAGAGACCACTAGAAGTATTGTATGCTAAGACAGGTGTTGATTTTTCAACAATAGCTGATTACATACATCCAGGTCATAACAGATATCCAGCAGGTCATGGTACCAAGTTTTATGAAGCAGTAGATTTAGCTTATGATACTTGGGATATGTCAGAAGCCTTTAGAGATCTATTAATAATCATAGCGTTTGTTTATTCCATGGGTAGAAGTGGAATCTTAGTACACTTACCAGAAGACAACATTGTAGCTGGTGCATTATCGGGTTTACCTCATTTTGAGGAGTGGAGAGCTTAAACAATATAAATGTCATTTACATCAATACCGTTAGCATATCAGAGTTATAGAAGTCCATCTCAATTACAGGAGATGATAGATCAATATAATGATGGTTCCCTAAAGAGAACGCCTAAAGAGGAGCTAATCATCAATCCTAACGTAGCATTCCATATATCTAAGAAAGATATAGTAGAAGCTATACCGATGCAGTGGATATCTAAGAATAAAGATCTATACGGTATTATAACTAAGATAAGTATGCAGAATCCTATCGCTAATATGCGGTGGGATCTGCTCTATTTTACTGACTCATCAGTATTTCAACCAGCAGCTAAAGCTTTCAGGCGATCAAAGGAATTCTCTAGAATTGTCAATGGTTATGAACCTATTATAGATGGTAGACCTTGCGGTATAAGAATATCAGGAGAGTTCTATTTTTATCTAAACTATACTCTTATTAAGAAGATTATAGTGATGCCTGATGGATCCCCAAGGGATGTCGAAGATTTCCCTGACTTCCTTTTAATGGATTATTACTATTTTAAGGAGCTGGAAGCAAGAGAGAATCCTGAGAGATTCGGTCTAACTCCTGAATATCGTAAGAGCATATGCTTAGCCAAGTCCCGTCGTAAAGGGTTTTCCTTTAAGGCTGCAGCAGGATGCTGCTGGATAGCATGCTTCAATAACAACGCAAGGGTGGGTATAGCATCTGAAGCTCATTCTACAGATGATACAGATGCTGTTAAATGTGCTAAGAAGTGTTTACCTATACTAGATCATTTATCAAACTATACACCCTTTGGTAGAAAGAACCCAGGAGATGTGGCTAATAATGGTGGATGGAAGCATGAAGTAGCAAAGATCACTAAGAGTCAAGTATCAATAACTCTTGGTATGTTTAATACCAAAACTAGGGAGAAGAGAGGAAGACAGTCTACTATATTCACCATGTCTATGTCTAAAGATGATGCGGCTTCTGGTGAAGGACTACATAGGTTATATTTTGAGGAAGCAGGTAAAATTGCTAACCTAGATAAAGCATGGATTTTCTCTAAAGAGACAATGAAAGCAGGATCTCTGTTTAGAGGGATTGCTATTATATTTGGATGTATTACTGAGAATAACAATATAAGATTACCTAGTGGAGAGCTTAAAAGTATAAAAGATATAAAAGCTTGGGATAAATTATTAGGTTATAATAAAAAGGGAGCTTGTATAGAAGATGTTAAATTCTTACAACAACCAGAAGAAAAAGAATGTGTTAGGATAACTACAAACATGGGTACAGTAATAGAATGTTCTTATGATCATCCTATATTGTATTCTCATAGAAACTATAGATATATACATAGAGATTCTAAAAATGGTAAGCGTTTGTTTAAAAGCAGTTCCAAAAAAGCTAGTTTTCAACATGCTGAGTTTTTGAAAGTAAATCACCAGATAGCAGTAATAGATAAAGTAGATATATTTGGTAATCTAGATTTAAAAGATTCTAGACTCATAGGATTATTAATAGGAGATGGGAGTTATGGTATTAATAAAACTCCTATACTATCTAATGCCGATATCGATGTAAACAACTATTTAGATAGTCTGGATTACGATACAAAAATAGAAAGATCTTATACTACCAAAGACGGTAGATTATATAGAGAAACTAGAATAAAAGGAATAACTGATTTATTGAGAGAAGTAGAAATATATGGTCAGACTAAAAGCAGCAAACGATTAATCAAAGATTATTATAAGTACAATAAAAGGTCTTTGGCAGAGCTAATAGGTGGTTTTTTTGATGCTGACGGATACGTAAACACTAAGCAAAAACAAATAACACTTTCTTCAGGTCATAAAGAGATACTCGATGAAGTCAAAGATATATTGATTAGATTTGGTATTCATGGTTGTATTAATAAACTAGAATCGAACGGGGGTCCTAAAAAGAGACATATTGGTTCTGAATATTATAGATTAGTCATATGTGATAAAGATAGTATCGATAGATTTAGAAATAATATATCATTTTTATGTTCTTCTAAACAGGAGAATTTAAACAATATAAATCTATCAGGTGTTACTAAATACACTAAAGATATAGTTATGTCTTCAGGACGAAACGGTAGGGAAAAGTCCAAACTTACTAAACTAGAAGGTATTAGGTTTGAAACTATTAAAACTATAGAAGATATCGGAATGCAAACTATATATAATATATCAGCATCTCAGACTAACACATATTTAGTTAACAATATAGTAACTCATAATACGGGTGGTGAAATGCTCTCTGAGTCTGGTAGACAAGGGTCTTCAAAGCCATTTGCGGCTATGTTTAATTCACCTATTGCTTCTGAGGTGGCTGCATTTGATAATATATATGAGTACAAATCTGTTACTACTAAATCAGGTATATTCATACATGATATGTGGTCTAATTTCGGATCTTACTTAGTTATAAATGGTGAGAAGTATGTAGGTCTTGATGAGAACGGTAATCCACATATGTGGGTTGCGGAACTATACCTCAATAAAGAGAGGATAGACAAGATACCACCCAAGGGTACCCAGAAGGCATACAACAAGTTCCTTACTCAGAGACCTAAGACAGCA